ACGTTCTCCTGTGGGAGAACGGCGGCGGCGCACCGATGCTGGCCCGCTACGACTCGGTCGGATCGGCGAACCTGACGATCAAGATCATCTCGTACGGCTACTCGGCGTTCATGGTCAGAGACCCGAACAGCGTCTGCAAGTGCCACGGGACGCTCTACAACGCGACCCTCTAAGACCCCCCACCAGGGAGCGCCCCGGCTCGGCAGTCAAACCGGGCCGGGGCGTTACCACCAGGAGGACAACAGATGAGCGAAAAGTCGAGTTACCAGGAACTGTGGGACAAGCAGGCCGCTGGCCGTGTCCACAAGCCGGAACCCGCGCCACCGGCACCGAAGCCGGCCGCGAAACAGAAGCCGGCCGCGAAGAAGAAGTAGCAGATGCCCGCCTACACAACTCGGGCGGTCGTCAAGACCTACCTGGGTATCCCGTCGGGCACCGCGTCGGAAGACGACGCGATCGACGCAGCGATCAACGCAGCCGAAGCCGAGGTAGACAACTACACCGGCCGCAGCTTTGCCGTACCAGGGTCGACGTCGACAAAGGTCTATCGGCCGATGAACGACCGTGTCGTCCTGGTCGACGACATCGCCCAGACCACGTCGCTGGTCCTGAAGGTCGACACGTCCGACGACGGCACCTACGACACGCAACTGACCGTGACTTCGGAGTTCGTCGTAGACGGCAACCAGGCCCCCTATCGGGTCATCCGCCGCGTCGACGGGTCCTCATTCCCCAGGTACACCTCGGACCGTGCAACCATCGAGGTCGAGGCGTATTACGGATACGGCATGTCGATTCCGGCCGCGATCGTGCAGGCGTCGACGGTGCTCGGCGCACGCCTGTATCAGCGGCGCAGCTCGCCGTTGGGGTTCCAGGCCGGCCTCGAGGGCGACGCCGTGCGTATCTCACGAATCGACCCGGACGTGCGCGCCCTGTTGTCCGGTTACCGCCTGTTGGCCGTGGCGTAGATGTGGCCGACTACACCGCGATACGCGACGAGATCAAGGTCAGGCTCGAAACCGTGAGCACCTTTGTCGCGGTGTTCGACACCGTCCCCGATCGGGTGACCGTTCCGTGCGCGATAGTTCGCCCTGGTTCGCCGGTCGCGGACTATCACGAGGCGATGGGCGGCCAGGGCCTGTCGAGGTTCAACTTCGAGGTGCTGGCCCTGGCGCAGCGGTGGGAACCCAACGCCGGCCAGGACGTCCTCGACAGCTTCATCACCGGATCAGATTCGGTCGAAACCGCAATCCGGGGCGACACGACACTAGGCGGCGAGGCATCGACCGCCCAGGTGACGAGCTGCACCGCTTACGGCAATGTCCAAGTCGCCGACAGTTTCTACGTCGGGGCCATCTTCAACTGTGAGGTTTACAGCACATGACGACTTACAAGGTCGCCGGCACCAGAACGGTTGCCGGCGTAGAACCAGGGGGAACCGTCACCGACGGCGACCTCGAGGGCTGCAACATCGAGGCCCTCATCTCAAGCGGCCACCTGGCCGCACCACCGACAACCAAAGCAAAGGAAGGCTAATCATGGCCGTATTCATGGGGAACACGGTCACCGTGACCATAAACTCCGTAGACCTAACCGACCACATCACCAGCGTCTCGGGATTCAACGAGACCTGCGCCGACCTCGTCACAACGGCGATGTCAGAGACGAACGTCTCCCGGATCGGCGGGATCAAGGATGCCAGCGTGTCGATCACGTTCCTGAACGACTTCGCCGCGTCCGAGGTTTACGCCACTTTGGCGAGCCTCCTGGGGACAGCAGTCGCGGTCACGATCACGCCGACGAGTGCGGCCGTGTCGGCGACCAACCCGAAGAAGACCGGGTCGTGCCTCGTTACCGAGCTTCCGTTCATCGACGGCAGCGTCGGCGACCTCGCCGAAGTGTCCGTCACCTGGCCCGTGACCGGGGCAATTTCGACAGCGACGTCATAGCGCCATGATCGACCTGAACATCCGGGTCCAGCTCGAGGACGGCACCGAATGGGCGGTCAAACCGTCCATCGGGACGTTCGTGAAGTTCGAACGCCATTTCAAGCTGTCCATTCAGGCCCTGTCGAACGGATCGCTCGCGCTGGAGCACCTGGTCTGGTTGGCCTGGGAACAGGCACGCCACGAAGGCAAGACCGTGCCGCCATTCGACCAGTTCATAGAACAGGTCGGGAACCTGGAGATGGACAATGACACCACCCCTTTAGTCGATACAGCCTGACGTACCATTTGGCCGACCTGGCCCTCCAGACGGGGCAGCCGATCACAGCGCTGCTCGAGGCACCGCCTGAGGTCGTCAGGGCGATAAGGGCAGCCCACAACGAACGAACGAAGGAGGCGAACCGGCGTGCCAGAAGTAGCAATCTACGTTGATTCCGCGAAGCTCCAAAAAGCGTTGAAAGAGGTCGGCCCGGAGATGGTCGCCGAGCTGAAGGAAGGCAACAAGGCCCTAGGCGAGATCGTCGGCGATCGTGCCAGGCAGCTAGTTCCGGTGCGTTCCGGTGCGTTGCAAAAGACGATCAAGGCGGCGAAGGCTGCCGGCGGCGCGAAGGTCAACGCCGGGACGCCGAGCCTGACGTCGAAAGTGCCCTACGCCGGCCCGATTCACTTCGGGTGGCGCGCCCGCGACATCGACCCGAACCCGTTCCTGTACGACGCCCTCGACGAGCGCCGCGACGAGGTGGTCGGTGCCTACGAGAAGCAGACCGCCGACCTGCTCAAGAAAGCCGGGTTGACGTAATGGCCGCCAAAACGTCCAAAATCTCGGTCGCGCTGTCGGCCAACGCGAAGGACTTCAAAAAGGAACTAGGCAAGGCCGAGAAGGACGTCGGGAAGTTCTCGAAGGGTGCGTCGAAGGCGTTCAGCGGCCTGAAGACGGCCGGCATCGGGATAGCGGTCGGCCTGGGCGCAGCGTTCGTGAAGGCCGGCCTCGACTTCGAGGAGATGGAAAACATCCTCATAAAGGGCACCGGCGCGACCGGAGACGCCCTCGAGGACCTCAAGACACAAACCAGCGACGTGCTACGCACCGTCCCCGAAACGGCCGAGGTGGTCGCCGGTGCGATAGCCGACGTGAATACGTTCTTCGGGGCGACCGGAGAGGGCCTGGAGGCGACCACGGGCCTGTTCCTGGACTTTGCCCGCGTAACCGACATGGACGTCGGCGATGCGATAGCGCGCCTCGATGCGCAGATGACGCAGTTCAACGTGCCGCTCGAGGAAAGCGACGAGCTGCTGGGCGACCTGTTGCGGATCTCGCAGGCGACCGGCGCACCGATGGACAACCTGCTGGGTCAGATGGAGAAGTTCGGCCCGATCTTCTCCACAGCCAACTTCGAAGCAGAAGAAACGGTTGCCATGTTCGGGATGCTCGAGCAGAGCGGCGTCGACGTGACCAAACTGGGGCCGAGCCTCGAAAAGTTCTTCGGCGACGTAGCCGAGGCTGGTGGCGATCCCAGGCAGGCGTTCGAGGACATGGTCGAACAGATCGCCAACGCCGATACCGAAACGCAGGCCCTGGCGCTCGCGTCGGAGGCGTTCGGGACCGCCGGGGCACGCATGACGTCGGCGATTCGTGACGGCAGCCTCGAGCTGGAGACGTTCGGCGGCCTCCTGGGCGACGGCGTCGGCCTGGTGGGAGAACAGGCGGCCGCGACCGAAACCCTGTCGGACAAGTTCGCCATCCTCAAGAACGATCTGATGACCCGCCTGGGGCCGGCGGCGGCGGCGACGATGGAGGCAATGGTCGTGGCGATCGACGCCGTCATCGTCGCCATCGAGGAAAGCGTCGCAGCGATTCAGCGGTTCGCCGGCTGGTTCGACGAAAACCTCATGCCGATAATCACGCCGATAATCAACCTGGTGGTCGCCTGGGTTCAATACATGTGGAAGCAGATAAAGAACGTGGTCGACCTCGTCGTGGCACTATTCACGGGCGACTTCGGCGGTGCGTGGGATGCCCTCAAGGCGATGGCAACTACCGCGATTGACTTCGTCGTCGAGACGTTCAAGGACCTACCGAAGCTGTTATGGGATGGCATGATTGCCGGTGCCAGGTGGATTCTGTCCGCCGGGAAAAGCATCGGGCTGAACCTGCTAAAGGGCATAGGCGACGCGCTCGGCAGCGCGGTCGATTGGGTCGTGTCGCTAGGAAAGACGATCGCCAACGCCCTCATCGGCTTTATCAACAATCTGATCGACGACCTGAACAAACGGCTCGAAATCAAAATCGAAGGCCCCGGATTCCTGCCCGATATCAACCTCAACCCGCCGGACATTCCCAACATTCCGCTACTGGCCGAGGGTGGCATCGTCGACAAACCCGGCGGCATGTTGGCGCTGATCGGCGAGGCCGGCCCCGAGGCCGTCATTCCGCTCAACAGGGCCGGCGGCGGCATGGGCGGTGGCCCGATGACCGTCAACGTCTATATGCCGGTCGGGTCCGACGGCGACTCGGTCGTGCGCGCATTGCAGGAGTACGAGGCCCGCAACGGCCCCGTGCCGGTCGGCACCAGGTCCCTGTAATGGCCTGGGTCTACAACCTCACATTCGCCCTGGACGCCGGGTCGGTCGCGTTGTCCGACGTCGCCGGCTTTACCTGCAAGTACGGCAAAACGGCCGAGGCGGCTTCGTATTCGGCAGGGGTAGGAACCCTCGAATTGTTCAATAATGACGGCAAGTTCACACCAGGCGGCGGCGGGACGTTCACCGACGAAAACTGGGTCGGCAAGGCGTTTCGCCTGTATGTGTCCGATTCGGAGAAGGTCTACGCCTACGGGCCGTCTACCGTGTTCGCCGGCGTTGTCGAAGACATCG